CGAACTTCATATTCATAATTAGTAATTCCATCTCTCACATTGGAACCAGATACTGTAACTTTTGCACCATTATCACTATAATTTAATACAAAATCTTCATTGACATCCTTTCCTGCAGGAAGAATTAGTCTACCATTAGAATCTTTTATTTCCTTTGTTTCATAATGGTGAAAATTATTTAAATTTTCTATACCATATTTTCTTTCTGCATATTTGTAAAGCTGATAGTTTGTTAATGGCCATTCATCTCTAACATTAATTATTCCTGCAGTCATCAAAACAACCCAATCTAATTGAGAACTTCCATAAAATTCTTCAGCAACAACATCTGGCCTTGAACCATCAGGAATTTGATACTTTTCAAAAACTATAATAGAACTTTGCAAATCATCACGCAACTTATTTCGCCTGAATAAGTTTTTGACAATTATATAATCCTTTGAGGAAATTGCATCAGATAAAAATGATTGATATGCAATATCCGGAAGTTCTCTAAAATAACCCATTTTAGTATCCTACTCCTTTTGTAAGATTATCATCGCGGTTATAATCAACATCATAAACTGGTTCAAGTTCTTTAAATCCAAGTTCTAATATCATAGATACTGGTGTAGAATCATTATAAACTGCATAAGTTCCCTCACCTGTATAATTTACAGACATATCTGTTAGAACACATTGCTTAAAACTATGCAAAAATGGATGTGGGTTTGGTCCTTGTTTATATGTCAACTCAAAAACATTTGGAGTTCCTAGAAAAATTCCATTTTCGGAACCTATTTTTGCTGACATATTTTTCTTAAATGCATTGATAATTAATTTAACTTGCTTTGCTTCATCTGGTCCTCTTGGAGTCAACTTAAATGAGAACTTGAAGGACCTTAAGGTCACCCCATTAAATAAAAGTTCTACATTTTGATTTAATATTTCTCCACTTTCTCTTGCAAAAACAGCATCTCTTGTCAATGATCCTCCAAGAGGAATATTTGCCGCTTGTGCTGCTATTTGTGCTAAAAATGCTGTCTTAAATCCACTTGCATTATTGGCAAATGGATTAGTTACTGCTTGCAATATTTGAGAAAAATAATTTCCAGTATCCATTATATTATTTGGAAGTTTTGTTTCTATCGCATTGATAACTCCACCATAAACAGCAGCAGTTAATCCATCAAGATTACCAGCAGCAAAATCTACGGAGTTTCCGTCCTGTATATTTGATGGCATTGGTAAGATTATTGTTCCATTATTTTCTTTTAATCTTGTTTTTTGTGGTGATTCGCTTGCATTAAAATTAAAATTTTCACCATTTCCTCTAATACTTCTATTACTAGAAACTAAACTTCCCCCAATAGGAGAATATTCTACAATATCGATTTGTAAATAATCTGTTTTATCTGTCAGTGCAGCATATGGATATCTTAAAAGTCCACCCTTAATTTTTTTCTTTCTTGATATAGGAGATCCGCCAATGTTTACATCAATATTTTTAAACTTATATTCTTCTTCGGGGGGTTGTGATGCCATTTATCCTTTTTTAACTATTTAGAAACTTTGCATAAGGGATTTCCCTTAAGTCTGCAATTTCACCAGGATCAACCTCATATAATTGCCCAATCACTTCATTCCAAGTATAATTCCTCATTTTACCCCAATGAAAATTAAATCCACTAAAACCCTTTGCATAAACATCAGTGACTGCAACTAATGGATGCTGATCATAAACTATTCCAGGAGTCTTTGCTCTATAAACATAAGTATAAAAATTTCCTGGATCTGGAACAGGACTTACTGTGCTTTTTAATGCATCCATAATTTCAAGCATTAGATCTTCAGGATCCTCAGTTCCAATTAATCTCTGTAATATTCTACGAATACGATTTGCATTATCATCTGTTGGTCTTTGTCCCGATCTTCTTATATCTTTTCTAATTCCTTCATCATAAACATTTGATCCAACAGGTATATTTGGATCATTACTATATGTTACTTCACCAGTTTCAAGAACATAATTATATCCCCTTCCAAGTTTTCCACCTTTTCGGATTGTTCTTGCCATTATTTAATTCCTAAGTCTGATTCTGTAAGGACCTTAAACTCCCATCCACGATCAATGCACCATTCTTTAGCAGCATCCCATTTTGCCTGATTCTTTGCATACTCAACAACCTCATAAATGTAACTTTTTGTTTTTCTTTTCTGGACTTTAGGTTCTTGAGTTTGCCTGAATGGTTTGATTTCAATTAATGCTTTTTTTATTTTTCCATCACTGTCCTTATACTTTATATAGAAATCTGGAAAATATCTATGTATTTTATTGTCCACTGGAGATCTATAAGGAACTACAATTTCTTCACTAGAATACTCTAAAATATTTTCATTAGTATCACAGTAATAAAGAAACTTTCTTTCCCAACTACTTCTGTAAATAATATTATGAACATCCCCCTTATATTTTTGGGGATTTGATGGTTTATATCTTCCTTGTAAGAACTCTCTTTTTGACATCTAAATATTTAATAATAAAAGTAGTCCTATAAGGTATTTAGAGTGGCAAATAGTCTTGTAAAAGCAGTTACGATGCAAAGTGCAAGAGAATTGGTGGGAAATCCTGCACTCACAAATTATTATTTGGTAGAGATTCCTCAACTTTCTAGTAATGTAATTGATAGTAATAAAAGTAAATTGGCAAGGCATATTTTATTGTATGGAAAACTAACGGATAAAAGTTTTCCATCTAGGAAACTTGGTTTTTTATGTTCTGAAGCATCATTACCCACTTCATCATATGCCACTGCAGAAGTTAAAGATAATTTTCTTGGAATAACTCAAGAATTTGCTCATACCCGCCTTTATGCAGATACTGATTTCACTTTTTATGTTGATAAAAATTATGATAGTATAAAATTCTTTGAGTCTTGGATGGATTATATTTCTGGTTCTGGTGCATCTCAAACAACTGAAAAAGGATATTTTAGGAAAATGGCATATCCAGATTATTATAAAGTTTCAGAAATAAAAATATATAAGTTTGAAATAAATATTGAGGAAGTTATAGAATATAGATTTATTAATGCATTTCCTAAAGGTATGGTTTCAGTTCCTGTTTCTTATGGATCTGCCGATTTATTAAAAGTGACAGTAAGTTTTAACTATGATCGTTATATTATGAACTTTGATTTTTCTAGAAAATTTGATATAGAAATAAGAAATAGAGCATTAAGAACAAGAGAACCTTTTGAAGATCCAAGAATTCCTGGAACAACAATACTTCCAGTTACAGATCCTGATATATACATAAATTCTATTCGTCCTGCATAATAAATAACTAAAACTGAATTGCATTAAAAATTATGCCATTACCCAAGATTAATACGCCAACATATGAGTTGACTTTACCATCAAATGGAAAAAAAGTTAAATACAGACCTTTTCTTGTAAGGGAAGAGAAGATTCTTATTATGGCAATGGAATCTGAAGATATGAAACAAATCACAGATGCTATTGTCCAAATATTGAGTGATTGTATTCTTACTAAGGATATTAAAGTAGAATCCCTTGCAACATTTGATATTGAGTATTTGTTCTTGAATATTCGAGGAAAATCTGTTGGCGAAACTGTTGATGTTAATGTTACTTGTCCAGATGATGGTGAAACTCAAGTTGAGATGACGATTGATATTGATTCAATTAAAATACAAAAAACAAGAGGACATAAGAACATTATCAAACTTGATGATGACTTATCAATGAAACTTAAGTATCCATCACTACAACAATTTATTGAAAATAATTTTGAGACTGCAGAAGTAACCAGTGAAGTTGGACAATCACTTTCTATGATTACTTCTTGTATTGAAATGATTTATAATCAAGAAGAAAGTTGGGAATCATCTGACTATACTAAAAAAGAATTGGAAGAGTTTGTAGATCAATTGAACACAAAACAATTCAAGGAAATTGAAAAGTTCTTTACTACAATGCCAAAACTTTCTCATACAATTGAAGTTAAGAATCCAAATACTGGTGTAGAATCTGAAGTTGTTCTTGAGGGTCTGGCAAGTTTTTTCAGTTAGGTATGGCTCATACTAATCTTGAGTCATACTATAAGATTAATTTTGCCTTGATGCAGCATCATAAATATTCATTAACAGAATTAGAATCGATGATTCCTTGGGAGCGTGAAGTTTATATTACATTACTCCAACAGTATATTGAGGAAGAAAATCTAAAAGCTCAGCAACAGAATGCAATCTAACTTCTTTAGAGCACCATCAATACCTAAATTAGGAACTAGAAGAGTTTCTTCCTCTATTTTTGGGGGAGGAAGAAGGTCATCTACTCCAAAATTAAATGTTAGAAACTTTTCATTTGGTGGAGAAGAAGATTTTTATAAGTCAGCTAAAAATATTGAATCTGCATTAAAAGAAATTGCAGGTGTTGTAAATAAATCTACAGTTAAAATTGATACATTAGAATCAAAGGTAAATAATTTTGATTCAATTTTAAGTAGTAATATAGGAATAGATGACAATAATATAACAAAAACATTAGTAGAAACAAATAAGATTCTTGTAGAAATACAAAAACAACTTTCTGCCGACTTTGCATTAAGAATTGCAGATGAGAAGGAAGCAATTAAAAGAGCAAAGGCAGCAGAATCAAAAAGAAAGTTTGCAGCAAAAGAAAAGTCTGTAGAAGGTATTAAGAAGTTTGGTTCATTTGCAGAAAATATTGTTGATAGAGTTACTGCACCAATTAAGAGTGTCTTTGATAGAATAAAGGAGTTTTTTGGATTAATCTTAACGGGTATTGTTACTAATGCAGTTTTTACCTGGTTGGGAGATCCTGAAAATAGAAAAAAATTAAATACTATTTTTGATTGGGTTGGTAAGATATTTGTTGGATTATTACTGGGCGTTATAACTGCTAAATTTATAAAATGGGGTAATAGATTATTTAAACTTGTTAGATTCTTTTGGAGATTGCCTGGTAGAATTATAAATGTATTCAAAAGTTTAAAGAAACTAGTTGATAGAATATTAGGTAAAAAAGCACCAACAACACAATCGCAAGTTCCAAAAACTTCTTGGTGGGAAAAAAA